TGGAAATCGCCAGTGATAAACGGGTTGCCCCCAGCGGGGCTACCGGCGCGGATCTGTTGCAAGTGCAACTCGCAGGGCTGCGGTCCGGCATCAGTGATGGTCTGAAGGGCGAGCAGAAAACCGAGGCGTTACAGGATTTCTCCCGTGATGCCGCCATCAATGCCTCGGCCTTCAAGATGGATGTCAAGGCGGCTGGCGAAATGTTGTCGGGCTGGCGCACCGCTTTGAAGCTTGATCAGGTGCAGAGCCAGGATCTGGCAGACGCAACCAACTACCTTGGCAACAGTGGCCTGAACGTCAAAGCCGCGGACATCGGCTCCGTCGTTCAAAGCGCCGGTCAGGACGCCAAGGCTGCCGGGATGACACCCGAACAAGTGGCTGCACTTGCGGCGGCGTTCCTCAACAGCGGCGCTAACAAGACCGATGCCGGAGCGGCGCTGAAGAGTTTCACGACGGTTCTGGGCAAGGGAAAATCCGCGTCATCGGCGCAGCGCTCGGCCTGGGCCGACATAGGTCTGAACCCGGAGTCGCTCGCGCACGGGATGAGTGGCGATGCACCCGAAACGATCAAGCTGGTTCTGGAACAACTCAAGCAACAGCCTGAGGAGAAACAGGCTTCGCTGACTAAAACGCTGTTTGGCAACAATGATGCAATCCTCGAGTTGTTGAAGAAGCCTGAGGATGTTCAAACGGCGTTCAAGCTGGTTGCTGACAAGTCTCTGTATGCAGGCTCGGCGGGAGCAACCGCTGAGGCTTATGGCAATACATCGCAGGGACGCTGGAATGCGCTGGATGCGAGTCTAAACCGGCTGTCCACGGCAGTCGGCAATGCATTGGCCCCGGTGACAGACGGCATTGCCATCGGGCTTACTGCGGTGGTCAATGGACTGAGCGCAGCGGCCGAAACCTTCCCGTTCATCACCGCTGCACTGACATTGCTTGGGGTGGCCGCCACGCCGTTCGTGGCGGGGGCACTGAAAACCGGCGTGTCTGCAGTGCTTGATGCGGTCTCCACGAGGCTTCTGCGCCTGGCCGCAGCACGTCTTCCGTCCGAAGTCGGCGATATGATCACCGGTGACGATGACAACGGTGGCGGTCGCAAAAAGAAACGTTCGGCTCGCAAGTCGGGTCAGGGCAAGCAGGCTAAAACCACTGCGAAAAGTGCCAAGCCCCGCACGCCCGCTGTTCGTCAAAGCCTGGGCAATCGCCTGCGCGGTGCAGCGATGAAGGTCATGCCTTCGATCAAGCGTGCGGCTGCCAGGGTCTTGCCTGCGGTGCGAAGCGCCGGTGTCAAGGTCATGCCTGCGGTGCGGAGTTTCGGAGCCAAAGTCATGCCTGCGGTGCGGAGCTTCGGAGCCAAGATCATGCCGATGCTGTCCCGGATGACACCTTTGGTGGGTAAGGTCGCTGCCCCGTTAGTGGTGGCGCACGCCGCTTACACAGGCCTGAAAGGTCTGCGTGAAGGTGATGAAAAAGCGGTGGGAAGCGCAAAAGCCGAGCTGGCAGGGGCAGCCATTGGCGCTGTGATCGGCGGGTTTGTTTTTCCAGGTGTCGGCATAGGCATCGGGAGTGCCTTGGGCGGAATGGCGGGCTCATGGCTATCAGAAAAACTCGCGGACCCGCCCACCGACAAACTCGCTGCACCGGGAGATGTCGCGAAAAACCTGGTCAACGCTCCCACTCAAAGTCAAAACCAGCAAGTCACCTTCTCCCCACTGATCCAGGTCACCTGTCCGGCACCGGACACTGCCGAGCAGATTCGCTCGATCATCGGGCAACAACTGAGCGGACAATTCCACGGCGAGTTCCTGCCGCTGTTGACCAACAACCCGCTCGCCACCCGCCGTGACGCAGCCCTGACCGATGGAGTCGCCCAATGAAACAACAAATGGCACTGGGCAGTTTCATCTTCGGTTTGTCCCGGGATTTTGCGTACAGCACGCTGTCGCGAAAATCCGAGGGTGGCTGGACCGAGTTGCAGATCCTCAACAGCAAACCCAAATCCCATCAGACAGGGCAGAAGCCTGAAACCCTGACCATCTCCGGCACCTCGATGTACGCCGTGGGGATGGAACGGCTCGATGAACTGCGTGCGCTGCAAGCACTGCGTGCACCGTTGCCGTTGATTGACGGCATCGGTCGCAACTGGGGTTTGTGGCGGATCAACAGCATCGACGAAAACCAGAGCGAGGTCATCGATGACGGCACCGCGATGGTGATCAAGTGGGTCATCGGATTGTCGGAGTTCAACAATGCGTAAGGTACGAAGCGTGGCCGGTGACTCGGTGAATCTGTTGCTCTACCGCGAAACCGGTCGCAGCGATGACAGCGCCGAAGAAACCCTCTGGAAACTCAACCCGACCCTGGCCGAGCACGGCCCGATCCTGCCGGCAGGTGTCTGGGTGACGCTGCCGGAGCTCGACAGCAGACCGGCCGCAATCAAACCGGTTCTGGCCTGGGATTAAGGAGGCTGCATGGCACAGGGATTTACGCCGGCGATTGAAATCTACGGCGCCAACAAGGACCTGCTCAACCAGCGCCTGATCAGTTGGGAACACATCGATGCCGCTGGAATGGAGTCCGATCAACTGACGCTGGTGCTCGATCTGGAAGGCCTTGAAGGCTTGCCTACCCTGGGCGGCACCATCGGCCTGCGGGTGGGCTATCTGGAGACCGGACTGGTGGAAAAAGGCCAGTTCAAGGTCACTCGACTGACACCGACGCTGTTCCCGCTGCGTCTGACACTGGTCGCAACTGCAGCGCCTTTCAGCGGCAAGGACGAAACCGGATTCAAGGAACGGCGCACGGCCAGTCATGGCCCTATAACCCTTGGCGGACTGTTTCGCGAGCTGGTCTCGAGACACGGATTCTCGCCGCGTGTGGATCCCGAACTGGCGCTGATCAGGATCGCCCATGTCGACCAGTCGAACGAAACCGACATGAGCTTCATCACACGCCTGGCGAAAAAGTACGACGCGGTGGCCAAACCGTTCAACGACCTCTACGTACTGGCGAAACCGGCGCAACTGAAAAACCTGTCGGGACAGGTCATACCGGACGTCAGGCTGTCGGTGACCCACAACAATCGGCCGGGCGATCACGCCTTCATCAGCGCCACGCTGGAAGAGACCGCCCGCACCCAGAATCAGGGTTGCAAAACCTCATTCTGGGACGGTGCTCTCGGCAAGCTGCGGGAGGTGATCACCGGTTCCGAACCCTACAAGGTCATCCGCCAGAAACTGGCCAGCGAAGAAGAAGCCAAAGCCATCGGCGAGGCCGAAGTGCGCAAGATGCTGCGCGAGAAATACAAGCTGAAGGTCACCTGCCCGGGCGATCCCCTGCTGGCAGCCGAAGGTCTGCTGGTACTCGACGATACCTGGCCGGACTTCATGCGCGGTCGCTGGTCGATCGAGAAAGTCACTGCCAGCGGCAAGCGCGAGGAAAGCTATCGCTGCCTGATCGAAGCGACCGGCCGGGATCCCGAGGCAAAAGCCAAGGACTGATCCTCCGATCTCACCGCCACACGCATCACTGTGGCCACTCACACATCCTGGAACGCTCCCCATGAAGATCTCCCCGATCCTCACGCAGCTGCGTGCGCAATGCCCAAGCCTTGCCGGCCATATCGCGACAGGTGTCGACCTGGCGCTATTGCAAGGCGACCCGAATCTGCCGATGCCCTCGGCCCATGTTTCACCGCTGGCCGACCTGGCCAGCACCAGCACTGCCCAGAACACCGCCAGCCAACCGATCCGCGACCGCTTCGAAATCATCCTGGCACTCGATGCCACGGACGCCACAAAAGCGCTGGATCTGTTGCACGACCTGCGCGCCGAACTTTGGC